CCCCACCATTCGTGTTGATCGCATAAGAACCAGCACCACCAACTCCACCAAGAGTTGTGACGTTAATGTTTGTGCCTGAGACGGTGTATTGAGCACCGACTCTATTTGATTGTACCGCAGCACCCTGAACGCTTAGTTGTACGGAATCAACGATTTTAGATGTAATTTCAGCAGCAAAAGCAGGAGTAGTGAAGAATAACGAAAAGGCTAAAATGAGTCTTTTCATTGTTCGAGTGTAAACACTGCAAGTATTTATGTTTCTGCTTTCATAAATATCTAAAAAACTATAAATGGCTATCAATAGAGAACTTAGTCAGTTTGGAAGACTAGTCGAAATTCGTGATGGAGAACACATTGGTATTGGAACAACTTCCAATGTTAGTGTTGGATTTGGCACCGTAACTGTCAATCGTATTAATGGACTTGTTTTACCAACTTCTTCTGGTAGTGCTGGTAACGTATTAAAAACTGATGGATCTGGCAACCTAACTTTTGAACCAGTTGGAGCTGGTGGAACCTGGGCAGTAACTGATGTTGGAATTCATACAACTAAAAGCGTTGGTGTGGGAACCACAAATCCAACATCAAAATTTACAGTTTTGGGTGATGGTAAATTTAGTGGTGTTGTAACTGCCACAAGTTTTAGCGGAGATGGATCATCTTTAACGAACGTCAGCTCTGCCAGTACAATCTGGAGAGTTACTTCTTCAGGCATTCATACTTTAAGCAGTGTTGGTATTGGAACTGAAGCAAGATCTGCACATGCACTGACAGTTTTAGGGACAGGATCTACTGCATTATTTGTAGATGGTAATGCTAGAATTACTGGCATTCTTTCAATCGGAACTGGAACTGTAACAATTGATGGTGATAATAGTACTATTGTTGCAACAAACTTTATTGGGGAATTAACTTCCAATTTCCCTTCAGGAGACTATGGTGATTTTTCTGGTGGGTCTGGTGTTGATGCTTTTGGCCAAGTCATAATTGATGCAACTTTATATGATTTGTTAGATACACCATCAAATAATTTGAGAACAGAAGATCTAGGAGTTTTAATCTGATAAGAATCTAAATATAAAAATAGAAAGGTTTTTTAGACAATGCCTACACAAGTACAATTTAGACGTGGAACATCTGCACAAAATAATTCTTTCACAGGTGCTGCTGGAGAATTAAGTATAGATTCTGATAATAATACTATTAGAGTTCATGATGGTTCTACATCTGGTGGTCATGCCGTTGCAAAAAGAGACTTATCAAACATTAATAATGTTGGTATTATAACTGCTACTGGACTTGTAGTTAGTGGAAATGTAAGTATTGGCGGAACATTAACTTATGAAGATGTATCAAATGTAGATTCAATTGGTATTATTACTGCCCGTAAGGGAATTGTGGTTTCATCTGGAGGAGTTGTTGTAACTGGCATAGTAACGGCTACGGACTTCAACTCAACATCTGACGAAACATTAAAGAAAAATATTCAGATAATCGAAAATCCAATCAGCAAGTTATTTGAAATTAGTGGTGTTACATTTAATTGGATTGAAAACGAAAAGGCATCCGTTGGTGTTATTGCTCAAGATGTTGAAAAAGCTCTTCCACAACTTGTGAGTGATATGGGATCTCACAAAGTTGTAAACTACAACGGTTTGATCGGTCTTCTGGTAGAATGTATCAAGCATCAGCAAAGACAAATCGATGAACTGAAAGAACACATGATCGGCTCTTGACAGGATTTGCTGACAGTGTTAAGATAAATAGACATTAAGGAATGCAACATTTCTTAAGACTCCCGTTAACCGAGACCTATGGGAGGATAAATCACGTCTCTCATGTCCACATCTGAGGGTGGTGTGGAACATAATGTATTACCAGTCCCCTGCTGGATTTACTTACCCTTTTAAAACAATGACTGCTTCAATCGCTCAACAACGCTCTACTACGAATCCCTGGCAGCAATTTTGCCAGTGGGTTACTAGCACCGATAACCGCCTGTATGTAGGTTGGTTTGGTACTCTGATGATCCCAACGTTGCTCGCTGCAACAATCTGCTTCATCGTCGCTTTCATCGCTGCTCCTCCTGTGGACATTGATGGCATTCGTGAACCCGTTGCTGGTTCACTCATGTACGGAAACAACATCATCTCTGGTGCTGTGATTCCGTCGTCCAATGCTATTGGACTGCATTTTTATCCCATCTGGGAAGCTGCTTCCCTAGATGAGTGGCTGTACAACGGTGGACCTTTCCAACTGGTTGTCTTCCACTTCCTCATCGGCATCTATGCTTATATGGGTCGTGAGTGGGAACTTTCCTACCGTCTGGGTATGCGTCCTTGGATCTGTGTTGCTTACTCTGCACCTGTTGCCGCTGCGAGTGCGGTATTCCTGGTGTATCCTTTTGGTCAAGGTTCTTTCTCTGATGCAATGCCTCTGGGTATCAGTGGCACCTTCAACTACATGCTTGTGTTCCAGGCAGAGCACAACATCCTGATGCACCCATTCCATATGCTTGGAGTTGCTGGTGTCTTTGGTGGTTCTCTGTTCAGTGCTATGCACGGTTCTCTGGTTACTTCCTCACTGGTTCGTGAAACCACTGAGAACGAGTCGCAGAACTATGGTTACAAGTTCGGTCAAGAAGAAGAGACCTATAACATCGTTGCTGCTCACGGTTATTTTGGACGCCTTATTTTCCAATATGCTTCCTTCAATAACTCACGTTCACTTCACTTCTTCCTCGCCGCATGGCCTGTTGTAGGCATCTGGTTCACCGCTCTTGGTGTTAGCACCATGGCATTCAACCTGAACGGTTTCAACTTTAACCAGTCCATCATTGATTCTCAGGGTCGTGTGCTCAACACTTGGGCAGACGTTCTGAACCGTGCGGGTCTGGGCATGGAGGTAATGCACGAGCGCAATGCTCACAACTTCCCTCTTGACCTTGCTGCTGCTGAGTCAACTCCAGTTGCTCTGACTGCTCCTGCAATCGGTTGATATAATATAAAATTTAAAACTGGGGTCTTCGGACCCCCTTTTATTTCGGAGGACATAAATGGTTTCATCTACACTTTCACAACCAATTCAACAAAGAGGATGGTTCGATGTACTCGACGACTGGCTTAAGAGAGACCGTTTCGTTTTTGTTGGCTGGTCTGGACTTCTTCTTTTTCCCACTGCTTACCTTGCTCTTGGTGGTTGGCTTACTGGGACAACTTTCGTTACGAGTTGGTATACTCACGGGTTGGCAAGTTCCTATCTTGAGGGTGCAAACTTTCTTACTGCGGCAGTTAGTACTCCAGCAGATTCTATGGGTCATTCTCTTCTTCTTCTCTGGGGTCCTGAGGCTCAAGGGGATATCGTCCGCTGGTTCCAACTTGGGGGACTCTGGCCTTTTGTGGCACTCCACGGGGCCTTTAGTCTGATTGGTTTTATGCTTCGCCAGTTTGAGATTGCTCGTCTTGTTGGGATCCGTCCTTATAACGCAATCGCATTCTCTGGTCCTATTGCAGTATTCGTTTCTGTATTCTTGATGTATCCACTGGGTCAGTCCAGTTGGTTCTTTGCTCCATCATTTGGTGTTGCTGCTATCTTTAGGTTCCTTCTGTTCCTACAAGGTTTCCACAACTGGACCCTCAACCCCTTCCATATGATGGGAGTTGCTGGTATACTAGGAGGAGCACTGCTCTGTGCCATTCACGGAGCAACTGTAGAAAACACTCTATTTGAAGACAGTGAACAAGCAAACACTTTTAAGGCCTTTGAACCGACTCAGGAGGAAGAGACGTATTCTATGGTTACGGCTAACAGATTCTGGTCTCAGATCTTTGGTATTGCTTTTAGCAATAAACGTTGGTTGCATTTCTTTATGCTTTTTGTTCCAGTTATGGGCCTCTGGACTTCCTCTATTGGCATCATCGGTCTTGCTCTTAACCTTCGTGCATACGACTTTGTATCTCAGGAGATTAGAGCGGCAGAAGATCCGGAGTTTGAAACGTTCTATACAAAGAACATCCTCCTTAATGAGGGACTTCGAGCGTGGATGGCGCCGGTAGATCAACCCCATGAGAACTTTGTATTCCCAGAAGAAGTATTGCCCCGAGGCAATGCTCTGTGATATACTAGGAGGGGATAACCCTCCTTTTATTTTCTCTAAATAACTTTCAGTTTATAGGCAAGTATGTTAAGCAGGAAGAAAAAAATAGCAATTGTTGGCGCTGGCAATGCTGCATGTATCACCGCACTTCATTATTATTATCATGGTCAAAATTATGGTCGAAACTTATTTGATCGAATTGCGATATATCATGATCCAAGTCTTCCGATAGAAAGAGTTGGTCAGGGAACAACATTAGCCGTCCCAAGACTTTTTTTTAATGCTTTGGGTATAGATTGGTATAATCAATCAGATTTTTTAAAAGGTACAAGAAAGGACGGAATTTTATACGAAAATTGGGGGAAAAAAAGTGAAAGATTTTTTCATCCATTCTCACTGAATACTTGTTCTATTCATTATGTCCCACAATTATTATCAAAATTAATTTTAAACTGTGGACTATTTGATGTTGTAGAAAAGAATATTCAAAATCCTGAAGAGGAAATTGATGCGGATTACATTTTCGATTGTCGAGGTAGACATAACCGAAATGAAGATTTATATGAAAACCTTATAAACCCATTGAATTCTGTAATATTAGGTAGAGAAAATACTCCAGATCCAAATTTACATTATACGAAGTGTGTAGCAACTCCCGATGGTTGGACGTTTGTAATTCCAAATCATGATAGCATTTCTTATGGTTATATTTTTAACAATACAATAACCGATAAAAAGGATGCTGCCAAAAACTTAATTGATATGTTTGGAATTATTCCTGATGGTCATTTACAATTTCAAAATTATATTGCCAAGAACTTTTTTGAAGGGGAAAGAACAATCTTAAATGGAAATCGTGGTTCCTTTTTAGAACCTTTAGAAGCAACTTCAGTTTGGTTTTATAATAAAGTGTGTAGATATACTTGGAATCATATTGTAGATGGTGCAAGTAAAGAAGTTTGCAATCAAGAAATTATAAAAGAAATGATCAGAATTCAAAATTTCGTTTTGTGGCATTATCAATTTGGTTCTAAATTTGATACACCTTTTTGGAACTATGCAAAGTCTTTACATTTTTCTCCGGACGAAGAATTTAATACTATCTTTTCTGGAGTAAAAAATAATGAAATACTAAATCCAAATATACAATATGCACAATGGGGAACTTTCTCATTTAAAAATTGGATAGAAAACACTTAACACATAGAAACATGAAATTTACAGTTTACTCAAAAGACGGTTGTCCCTATTGCACAAAAGTACAGCAGGTGTTACAATTAGCTGAGTTGCAATACGCTGTCTACAAACTAAATACTGATTTCACTCGTGAAGAATTCTATGTAGAATTTGGAGAAGGATCCACTTTTCCTCAAGTGGTCGTGAATGATCAACATATTGGTGGATGCACCGATACGGTTCAATATTTGAAGGAGCAAAAACTGGTTTAATGGAAAACAATCTTCACGAAATTTATTCTGACGTAGAAAAGGCCATTGACTATGCTTTTAATGGTCAATTTGTAATGAAGTTCTATGATTATCTTAAGGTGCGTGGAACTAAAAAAGTAGAAGTTGAAGAATTTATTGAAAGTTCCACTGCCAATCAACTTAATGAACTTGTATTAGAATTAGAATCTTATCTTGAAGGTGGTACTGATTCGAACCATAAGCAACTTCGTGAAGCCTATGGTCACATTCCAAAACCAATGGCAAGAAAAATCAAAGAATATTTGTATGGCATCTTAGAAGATGCTTGGAAGTATAATCATGACAAGAGACGCGGGCGACGCAAAAAGCAAACTAAATAGAAACGAACCCCAAATTAATCGGGGCATTGAGTTACTACTACGA